TTTAGTCAAATACACAGTCGGCCATCACTGGCCGATTATCAGGTTGTTAAAGGCTTGTTAGAGCAGGCAATCGACGATCTGGTCAAGCTGCAACTCAGGCCACGAATCAGTGACACAGACGTGGAGCAAATCCTGGACGCTGTTGCAATCATCCTGCTCGGGCGCGACGTAAGCTACGCTGTCGTGCTGGGGTGGAACTGCGACGGAGGCATTGACGCTGCTCTGGCCCGCGAGTTCGAGCTTGCGGACACAGACCCGATGAACATCGTTGGCACCTATCTTGGCAACACCGTCAACGCAGCTCTGATGCTGCTCGGCAAGGGCGAGAACCGATCGCTCAGCCTGGAAGCTTGGCTGCCAGTTCTTCAGGCCACAATCCTAGAAGCATCGCTCGTTCTGACCGGTTACGCAGGCGAAGATCGGGCAAGTATTTTCGAGAAAAATGGTCTGACCAGAGACCAGATCGGCGCGAGTTAGCGCCCTATCTAGCAGCAGAGAATGCGTTATTCTCAGGGAAATATCACCAGAATCCCCCGCAATGCCTAGAAACGAAACGTTTCGTTTATAGGCAAACCAGGGGGGCAGTAAGGAGTCCGTATGAAGTTCTGGATTTATGCAATCGACTGGCGTTCAATGGCAATCGAGATTCTCGGGGAGCGAACTAGCAGCGCGCTAGCCAGTCAACTCGCTGGTGGATACGTGGCGAGCCTGCCGGTCGCAGAGCGTGACGACTTCGTTGCGTTTAAGACGGTTGGCATAACTCCGATAACGCCAGATATCGAGGCAGCCGTCGAACAGTTCAAGCGGCTCAACGGCAGGGTAGCTGGATGAAGATTCATTGCTGCGGTTGCAAGAGCGACGTTGAGGCTCGGCTTGCCAGGGGCAGCGAGATTTATCCACACCGCGAGGACTTGGCGAAACTCGCGTTCTGGAAGTGCGACCGCTGCAACAACTATGTCGGCTGTCATCGCGGCGGAATAAAGCCACTCGGTGTCATCGCAACGCCCGAACTGATGGCTGCACGAAGGCGCATCCATAAGCTGCTCGATCCAATATGGAAGTCGGGCAAGATATCACGAGGCAAGCTCTATCGCCGCATAAGCGAGGAGCTTGGCTACTCATACCACACCGCACAAATCAGATCGCTTGAGGAGGCTCGGCGAGTTTGGGCAGTAATCAAACGATTCGCATAGGTGCAGATCATGCAAGAATCTTTCGGCAAGTTACAGATGGCGGACGGAAGCGAGCAAGAGATAGCAGCTTTGTTCACGATCTTTCGAGACGAGCGCGAGGTCACCATCTGCCAGACGGACAAAGGCACTATTGCCGTCTGCACTAAAAGCTGGTTGCGGGAGAATGACCGCAAGCTAGTTGAAACTGTAAACGCATACACCATCGAAACATTCACGATGATGGTCGAAGCGATGTGCCTCGGTGCACAATATCTAGGCATCGACTTAAAGACTGAGGCAGAAAAACTGCACGCAAACGAAAAGGCTATACGCTACGAATACGCTGGTCGCGGTGAGCCAGACTTCATATCACAACCTAAAGAGGAAACAGCATGCCAATGAAGCGAGAGCTGTATCCGGCCAATTGGGACGACATAGCGAGGCGGATCAAGGAACAGGCCGGATGGAAGTGCGAGCAATGCAGGTTGCAATGCAGAATGCCAAACGAAAAGTTCGATACTCATAGGCGAACGCTAACAGTTGCTCATATCAACCACGTCGAAATGGATTGCCGCGATGAGAATTTGGTAGCTCTATGCCCGAGGTGTCACCTTGCTTACGATCAAACGCGAAAAGTTATGCAGCGATTAGCGAGAAAACGAATCGCCGAAAATGACCAATCATTATTTTAGGACAACCAATGATCGACCACTGCAAAGACTGCGGCCTATGCTGCAAGACCATGATCATCGAGATCGACCACATTGACGTTGTGCGCGAACCACGGCTCTTGCCGGTCGTCACGCTGCTCGATGGCGGCGGCGAGATCAAATACGACTCCGACTGGGAGAAACAATACAGGCTCGCTTGTGGAGCAAACCATCCATGCAAGCTGCTCAGCGAGGATAACCGGTGCACGATCTACCCGACGCGGCCCAACTGCTGTGTAGCGTTTGAGGTCGGCGAGGAACGCTGTCAGGAAATGCGCGAGCACCACGGCCTGCCACCTATCGAGATCAATATCACCGAAGGAAACTAATAACACCATGGGAATGTTCGACGAGATTCAATGCAAGATGCCGCTGCCGGTCGAGATCAACGTCGATCACAAAGAACATTGGTTTCAAACCAAAAGCCTGGACTGTTTCCTCGACTACTTTCAAATACGCGAAGATGGCTCGCTCTGGCGCGAGAAATACGCCATCGAGGATCGCAGCGACCCTGACGGTATCGGCATGCTAGCCATGGCTGGCTGCGCGACGCGGGTGAACAAGCATTGGATGCCATGCTCGGAGTTCACTGGCGAGATTGTTTTCTACACGCAGGCGTCATCGATCGGGCAAAAGGACGTTGGCCAGAAATACACAGGCTGGATCGAGTTCAGCACTTACTTTGTTGGCGGTCAGCTAAAGCATTTTGAACTGCTCAGGTACGACGAGCCGAATGCGGTTAGTGATTGCAAAAAAGGAAAATAGGGTAATGGCCAAAGAGTTTTACGCAGCGTTTATTGAAGACAGTTACCACGTTGAAGGCGATGAACGATCTAGGACAAATCCAGGTCACGGCTATCCTGCGCACACAGTTAGGTACGTTAAAGTTGAAGAGTTCGAAAGCGAAGAGCACATGCGGAAATGGGTAGCTGCAAGGGAGCAAGCGCGATTTACCAGGATCAAGTATCGCATTGTCAAATGCATTCCAATGGAAGTTAAGACCACAATAAACGTGGAAGTGTCTGTTGGCTAGATTCGCGTTACAATCATCGCATGGCCGGTAACTATCATGCGAGGATTAAAATGGAAGTCAGCAACAGAGCGTACGTCGAAAAACAAGTTCAGTCAGCAGTCAATCGAGCCTTCAAAGCTCCGAAGGCGGCATCAGGAAACAGACAGCCAGGGTGGGCTACTCTAAAGCGCGAGCTGATCGACGAAATACAGCCGCACCTAGAAAAGATTCAGCTAGACGCAATCAGGGCCATGTACGCACGCTACGGCGACGGCCCAGCTCCACCACACGTAAAGCCCAACGCCGACAAGCGGGCTAATGATCTCGCTGATGATCTTATCGCAGTCAGCAAGAAACGCTGGGCCAAGATGAACAAGCCCCGCACACCGGAGGACATCAAGGCATGGCGCAAGGAGAACTTCGGCAACGATCGCGCCAAGCTAATAGCGATCACAGAGACAACCATCGCCAACACTGCGGGCGAAATGATTGCCTGGCGTGCTCTGAAGAAGAGTGGAAAAGAGCTTGAGGGATACTGGGTGACAGAACGTAATCCATGCCCGTTATGTCAAGCAGTAAGCGGAGAACCATCTTGGGTTTGGCGACGAAGTTATCCGGCAGGACCCCCTAGCGTCCATCCGGGCTGCAGATGTTCAATTGCGTGGGAGCCAAAATAATTCTCATCATTTGTTTGGCAAGTGTGCATGACCGTTCTATTTTTACATCATGCCAACAACCAAACGCATGCAGGAAAGCACCGAAGGCTTCGCCAACATTGACCGAGACGCGGGAGTAATCCGTGGCGTCAAGGTACTCGGGCTGAAGTCTCGGAATCGCCAGGGCAAGCGTGAGTACTTGCGAGAAGCAGCATCAAAAGCTGTTTCACTCTATGAAGGCCGCAAGATTTACATCGACCATGTGAAGCTCGAAGAATCGGCCAAGAGTCGCAGCACTCGTCAGACAGGCGAACGCTGGGGCAAGCTACTCAACGTCGCTCCTGATGATGCTGGCGAACTTCGCGGTGACCTGCACTACATCAAAACCCATCCAATGACCGAACAGATTCTTGAGGCCGCTGAGCGGTTCAACGACTTCGGGCTATCGCATGATGCCAGTGGCAAGGTGCAAGAGGAAAACGGGAAGGAAGTAGTGTACGAGCTGACCGAAGTGCATAGCGTCGACATTGTTCAAGACCCAGCCACAAACAAGAATCTATTTGAGAGCGTCCAGACTATGAAAAAGAATCTGCGTGCTGTGTTGCGTGAGAACATCAAGCAAAGCCAAGCCCCATTTCTTTTGGCACGCCTCACCGAGATGGCCGACATCTACGACGACGCTATGGAGATGGAAGTCGAGCCTGAGACATCGCCTGAGGATCAAGTCAAGGAAGCGTTCAAGACGGCTATCATGGCCATACTCGACGGCGAGTACAGCACTGAAGAGCAGATCGCCAAGATCAAGATGCTGCTCGATGTGCAGACCGAATTAGCTGGCGGTGCAGGTGCTGCCAAACCATTGCCACCACCAACGGACGGAGAGAGTCCAATGACCGAAGCAGAAGTAAAAGCACTGCAAACTGAGCTGACTCAGCTCAAAGAAGAAAAGCGGCTCAATGAAGTCAAGGGCGCTTGCACTCGTCTGCTTGAAGAAGTGGGCCGCGAGGTCACGGACGTTCGCGTACGAGCCATGGCCGCACTTGCCGACGAAGCAGATCGCAAGCTGCTCGCTGAGTCGTTTCCTGCCAAGGGAGGCAGCCGACCAACCAACTCACCGTCCAAGGTTCTGCAAGAGCAGAACAGCGATCCATTTCCACAAACGCACGAAGACTTGAAGAAGCGGCTTGGCGTCTAAGCCGGCAGCGACCAGCAAACTGTTCTATTCCCGCTCAGCTTTAATTCGCAGGTAACACAATGAAAACCGTCAACCCAAGCACCCTGTTCGATAGCTTGCTGCGTCAGACAGAGATCAACGAAGACTTCCACGGCGCGGCACCAACCGGCTGGACCACAGTGGGCACCGCTGCGATCACTGACGCGCGCGGCGGCGTACTCAGCCTAGCGACTGCAGCGACTAACAATGACCCAGCGTCTGTCGCACTATCAAAGAAGGAAGTTGTGCTTGCTGATGACAAGCCAATTATCTTCCGCGCTTTAATTCAATTTGCTGAAGCGGCCACCAACGCTGCCAACCTATACGTCGGCATGTTCAGTGGCGCTACAGCGACAGCAATCGGCGACGACGGCGCAGGCCCAGCCGCCAGCTATTCAGGCTTCGGATTCTTTAAGGTAGACGGCAACCTTAACTGGTTCGTAGAGGCATCGGTCGGAGGCACGCAGGTAACTGTTGAGCTGAACGCTCTCGGCTCGCTCGATGGAGTCGCCAAGCCAGCCGCAACATCTGCGTTCCAGCTCTTGGAGATCCAGGTTCTGCCAAAGACATCCACCAAGTGTGATGTAACGTTTGAGATTGATAACGTCACTGTCGCCAAGTTCACAGACTTTGTCTACACATCTGTTGCTGCAATGGCACCGATGGTCAGCGGCAAGGCTGGTACGGCTGCTATTCAGACGTTCCTGGTCGACTTAATTCAGGTTTGTCAGGTTCGATAACTTCACCCCGTTCTGCCGCTCAAATCGGCTTTTGTAGTTCAGCTCAATTTTAGAGGTAATCAAAATGATTTCAGCGATGGCAAGGCGGCACAATGAGATTCGTCGTATGCGAGAAGCCTACACTCGTGAACGAACTCCAGAACGATTCACCAACGCAATGGCCGAACTATTCGCGGATCGGTCGGTTAATCTAGCCGACTTTAGTATTCGCAAGTTGTTCGAGGCATGCGTAGACGATGGATTCGAATTGGTACAAAACCACTTTGACCCATCGGGCGGCGGCGGCGTCCGTCTGTTGGAAGCGACAGGGGCAGTCAACACTGCCATGTTTGCTGCTACTCAGGGCCAGTATCTGTACAACGCAATCCTGCGTTCCTATCAGATGCCAGAGCTGATCGGCGATATGCTGGTGACTGTCATGAACAGCAAGGAGTCTGGCGAAAAGATTCCTGGCGTCTCCGAGATCGGCGACGAGGTGGAAGTCGTCGGCGAAGGCAAACCATATCCAACCGCAGCCGTCGCTGAGAACTGGATTCAAACACCAGAAACCATCAAGCGCGGTCTAATCATCAACCTCACGAAGGAAGTGATTTTCTTCGACAAGACTAGTCAGATTCTGCAGCGTGCAGCCAACATCGGGCGCACAATCGCCATCAACCGCGAGAAGCGAATCCTTGACGTTGCGCTCGGTATCTCGACAGTCTACAGCCGCAACGGTGCAGCAGTCGAAGCAACCTATGGCTCGGACAACACAAGCACAAGCAATCCGCTCGTTGACTGGACATCTGTCGATACCGCTGACACAAAGTTCAGCGAGATCACCGACCCAGACACCGGCGAACCGATTGTCATCACTGCGAATACGATGGTGGTTCCGTTCTCCAAGGGCAACACAGCGCGTCGCATCCTCAATGCGACCATGACCAACAGCACCTACAGGCCAAACGCCGCAGCAGGTACGCCAAACACTGACCGAGAAACACGATTGAACGGCAACGGCCTCAATCAGTCGTTCAACATTCTCAGCAACCAGTATGTCAAGCAGCGAACCAGCTCCGACACAACTTGGTTCTATGGCAACCCAAAGGAGGCATTCGTCTACATGCAGAACTGGCCACTCACAGTCGAGCAAGAAGGCGAGAACGGTCATTTGGCATTCAGCAACGACATTGTCGCTCGCTTCAAGGCCAGCGAACGCGGCGCGGCTGGTGTCCTAGAACGTCGCTACATGCTCAAGGCGACAGGCTAAGCCTATTGCGGAGTTGTTACGCAAAGTCCTAGAATAGTGGCAACATAAGCCGCGCCGACTGCCGGCGCGGCTTTTTTCTATTCTGGAGGATAGTGAACGTGGCCAAGACAGAACAAGCTAGTAACGAATCAGTACCACAGCCAACAGCTCGCGAACTCGAGTTGATGGCAAAGCTCGAAGCCAAGGAGCGCGACCTAGCCAAGGCCGAACAGCAGTTGGCCGAGTCAATCGCCAACGAAACGTCTGGCCTACGCGTTAGGACTGAGGAGCGCGGGCCGTACCGAGGCGACAGCGGAGGTTGGCTGTTTCGGATAGAGCCGTTCGACAAAGAGAAATTTCCACACCTGCAGGCCGTAGAAATCAAAGCCTGTGACGAATCAGAGTTGATTCGCTGGTACTGTGCGACACATCAAGACCCGCCGAAGTCTGGCAAACAAGTCGATCCGGTCAAGGTAAAGCTGAAGGTCGAATGCCTTGACAGAGGCCGACAGGAGCTAATCTGGCGCAAACAGTATCTGTCGAACATTCGTGCGAAGTTGGCAAGTGGTTCGCCGCTTACGCAAAAAGAGCAGGGCATCCTCGATGCAAACGAGAATGAAGTTTACGGCGCTGGGCCACTCGGATAGTCTAAAGGAACTGGAAATTGGCAACATACCGCGAAAACATTCTGACGCGTCTCAACGCCATCGCAGCAGAGCTAGCGGCGATGGATCGAACGCAGATGGGCGGTATAGCCAATGTCAAGAACCAAGACGGCGGAACCCACGTTGACCACGTAGGCTACCGCCTGTCACTTCTGACTGAACAGGAAAAGTTGCTCAAGGCGCTAGAAAGGGCGTCCGAGGTAGACGATGCCGCCGAGGGCTCATTCGGGCCGTTTGAAATCATCACTCGCGTGGACACATAATGGCGATACCAGTCGTACCGATCGGCATACTAGAGCTTCCAATTCCAGCAGTCACAGACGTACTGGCTGGCTTCGAGTACGGGCCAATCGACGCACCGCTCGTCGGCACAATGGTTAATGACCTCATGGTGGACGAGCTGGGCTATCTGCCGTTGTGGGTGCCCTTTGGCGTAGGAACGTTCAGGGTGCCTCCGGAGCACGTAGTTCGCGCTGGGATCGTTTACGGCTCGCTAACAGGAACCCTACTCGTCCCTGGCTCATGTGCAGAGCAATATAGCCCACGCGAATGGCTAAAGAACGAATGGCAGTGGGTCGAGGGTGTTTTTGATGCTGGTTTCCAATACGGGCCACAAACCTACACAAGCGGCAAGGCAACCGCGCCAAGCACCGGCGTGAAGGTCAGGCGCGGCAATCCTACTCAGAACCAGATCGCCGTCGCAGCGTCTACGATTGGCTATGAAACCACCGATCAGATATTTACCATCTGGTCGAACACTTTGCGGACAGACCCAGACGACGAAGACTCAGATCGTGTTTATCCGCAGCAGGGCGACAAGCTCGTCGCTTGCGGCCGAACGTGGATAATTCAGTCGATCAAAGACACCATGTACGACACTCAGTACATCGCTTATTGCAGGCTTTCAACGAGGCAGCAGCAGCTAGGAATTGCATCGTGAGCAACGATACGCGCATGGCGTCGTTTCTAGTGTCTGTCCAAAAGTACGCCGAGCTTTTCGAAAACGGCAGTGACGCGGCATTTGATGAGGGACTACGGGCCGTCGATGTTGTTATTGCTGAGGGCTTTCAAGAGAACTTTTTCAATACCACTGGGCCTGACGGCGACTTTTGGCAGCCACGCAAAGATAACCTACCTCACCCGCTGCTCATCAAGACAGGTAAGATGTTCAGCGCTGCCACGAACGTCAACGACCCTGGCCACGTATTCGAGCACTCTGGCGACATAGCAGAGTTTGGCGTCTCTGACGCTCACGTTCCCTATGCAAAGCATCATGATCGCGGAACGATCAATATGGTTGCAAGGCCGTTTGCTTATGCCACCAAACAGGTTCAGCAGCGAGCATTCGACGCGTTCGTAGAAGTACTCGACAGGCATCAGGAGCAGCTTGAATGAGCCCATCACAAAAGCAGGCCAAAGCCAAGGGAAAGGAAACCTACTGGTGGCGCGGTCGCGTAGAGTGCAGTATTTGCGGCCATACGCACTCGGCAGCCATTGAGGTATCTGTCGAACACGACGAGCCAATCGTCCCGCTAGAGTGCACAGAATGCCATAATATGACCTGCTATCCAGGTTAGGCTAGTCTTTGCCAAGTGTGCATTGAATTATCAGAATAGCAACACTATGGCACTAATCAGCAAGCACTATCTAATAGCTCAGGCAATCAGCGCGGCGCTAACCGCCGACACTGAATTGACAGCGGCTATAACTGGCGACAATAAGTGGCTGGTGCGAAAGAAGGCTTGGCACAGAAACATGACATGGGAGCCTGGGACCTACGTGGTTCCGCTTCGTGGTTTGCACATAAATCATGAAAACCTCAATTTACGCATAAAGTTCGACACAGTCGTTGCGGCCGTATGGCCAAGCGATCAACATCTGACCAGAGATATGGAGCAGGAGTTAGCCGTTCAGGAGCGAATCGATCACATATTCGCTGGCCAAGGTCGAACCACAATGCCGGGGTCACTCAAAGCGCTCGACACATTAGGTAGTGGCACCAGCAATCAATTTAACGTTGAGATGACTAGCGTCAGCCCTGGCGAGAACTTTATGGTCGCAGCATTTGATCGCGGCTTCGACGCTTTCGCTACTATTGTGACCGTAGACATCGTCACACCCAAGCGCGACGCACATACTCTAGGAGCATAGCAATGTCAGATCAGCCAGAAGTCATACAGCCACGCACCGACTTTATCGAGCTAGAAGGTCAGCAAGTCGAGGCTACTTGGTTTCATTTCTTCGTGCGCGGTGGCGGTAACATTAAGGTGCTCGCTGCTAATGCTGAAGCAGCTAACGCCATCATGCGAGCCAGATTTCCTGACACTGAGTTTGCGGGCGGACTCGCAAAGCGAAAGCCATCATCGGGTGACATTTACACTTGCCAAGTGGCTGTTGCTCAGTATGGCAGCGAAGCGAATCCGAAAGACATTGCTGAAGCTAAACGGCGCGGCGGCATAAACTACGAAGTTCGAACCAAGTAAAAGGTCATTAAGCCATGCCACAATCACATGAGATGCGAATCCTGCTTGCAGACAATCAGGCAGGAACGACAAACGCCATTTCCCTCGCTGCGCGTAACTGTGATCTGATCGGCGATCAAACGTTCGGCTCCGATCCAGGCAAGCGCGGCACCAGACAGATGTACGCTTGCGGTGACAGGATTCTCCGCGAGGAGGTCAGCGGCGGGTTCGATATCTATCCAACCGCAGCAGAAATGGACTGGTTCATCGAGCGAATGTTTGGCGACAACATCTCGGGTTATCCGGCAGGGGCAGCCGTTCCAGGCGAGACTATTCCAGCGATCTACGCCTACGTTGACAAGGGCGACGAGCTATTCCGTTACGACGAATTGCGAATGGCTGAGATTATCATTTCGTTACGGCCTAGCGACTACATCAACTGGCGAATCAACTTCATTGGAAAAGACGAAACTAGCGCTGTCACATGGCCAGCTTCGCCGCCTGCACTAAGCTGTGCGTCTGAGTTCATCACACCCGACACCGCTCTCACGGTCGCAAGTACCGCTTATCCATTCAAGTCTATGGACATCAGCATCAACAACGGCTTCGTCGATCAATTTGAGAACGCCGTCAAGCGGTCAATCTTCGAGCCCGGTACGCTGTCGATTGGTATGCAGGGCCTGTTCGGCTATCGAACAGCGACCAAGGCGCTCTATCGTCGAGGCATCGCTGGCGATAACGGCGCGACCATCGTACTCGACGATGGCAATGATACGTACACGCTCACGTTTGGGAATATCAAGATTCCCGGCAGAGGTCCGACCGTTCCAGATGATGGTGAAATCCCAATGAACCTTAACTTCACGGTGAAGCGGACAGCCGCCGCACCTATGCTTTCCATCGCCAAGAGCTAGTGGCCTAGCTCGTTACTTTTTAGGAGGTCTATTTTGAGTAAGAATAATCAGAACGTCATTCGTGACGGCGCGTCGCTCCCTGGATACGTTCAAGCCGACCCCACAGGGCTTTATGGCTCATGCGCGTTTAAGTATCGCCCGATGCTGCCAGAAGAAACCGAAGAGCTAGAGTACTACCGCGACAGCCTGCGCGAAAAGCCGAAAGAGCTTGTCGTCAAAATGGCCGCAGCCATCGCTGAGCGGATCATGGCATGGAGCGAGGTCTACGATGACGGTTCACCTGTGCCAGTCAGCAAAGACACTGTTCGGCATTTGAAGTACAGGCTGTTTCTCAGGATGTACCGAATCATCTCGCAGCAGGAGGCAAGCGACAAGAATCCTGACGAGTCGGCAGGCGACGACGAGGTCGTATCGCTTCGAGAGCTCGAAAAAAACTAATCAGCGTCTTAGAGCTTCAGGTGTTTTATCCTGAAGTAGCCACGCGAAGCTGTGCGAACTGCCGCGCGTTTCTCTACGACGAAAAGACTGGCGAAATACGAAAGGGCCGCGACGGGCAGCCTGCCAAGCGGCCAGACCCCAACAAAGTACCATGCGTTCTCGACAAGTGCCCAAAGGGCCACTATTCGAAACCAATAACCAATACCAGCTTCACGCGTCAAGTCATCGCATTGCACGCCCAGGCCAAGGCAACCAGCGGGCTTGTGCTCAATAAGCGAGAACGCCGCGACAGGCTGTTAGCCCACTGGTTCTCGATAATCGACCAGATAAACAAGTACGCAGACCAGCAACAACTGGTCGCAATGCTCGCACCATTTCTCAACAGCGCAAACAATGGCAGATCGTGACGCAACATGGAGGCTGACACTAACGCGTGACCCAGGCGCTAAGGCCGAGGCACGCGCTTTTGCCAAGGATGTTGTTGACGAGAACCAGAAGATGCAGAGCACGCTGCTCCGCAACGCTCAAGACCTCGAACGCAAAAAGACCGAGATACAGCGCAAAGAGCTCGCAGTCAGGACAGCGGCCGAACGGCTCGCATTCCAACAAACAGAGCAAGC